CTTTGACGTTTAGCGGAATGGAAGCGGAGCAAATGCTTTCAATCGGTTCAGCAGACGTTACTGCGATTACCAACTAATTCGTATCTTCACTTTTTCATTGTTCTGTTTGAGGAGGGGTCGGCTAACGCTGACCCTTTTTCGTTTGGCACAAAAACGAACTTTTGCTATTTAAAGAAAAACAAGCATGGCATCGACCGTAACACCAGCAACCGCAACGGTTCAAATAGTTGAAAGTCTAACACTCGGAGGAGTGGACAGAGGAGGCACTCATACTCGCACGATTAACAATATCGCAGAAGCTGACCGTAGAGTTATGACCGTTGACTCAGCTAATGAGATAGACCTGATTGAGCTTAACACAAACAACGGGCAAGGCAAGTTTGTACGTTCATCTGTTAAGTACATCCGCATCACTAACTTGGATAACACAAACTTCATTCGTGTAAGATTCAAGAAAAGCGGAGCAGAAACCGCAGATGTGAAAGTTGATGCTGGTGCTACCTTCATGCTATCAACTGGTAGCATGGATGCAGATACTGCGGCTGGAGCGTTCAGCGCATTTGTGGACATCGACAACATCAGCGCTCAAGCGGACACGGCAGACTGCGACATCGAATACGTTGTTTTAGCGGTTTGATAAACATCGAAAGAAATAGCGCAAACGAGATAGCTTTGACCCTGACTGAAAAGGGAACGGCTGCTTACTACCTGTTCAAGTTCCAGTCGGACAACACGGAGGCGGTGGAGTACTGCATTGCTACGGATTCAAGTCTTTACCCTGAACGCTTTAACAAGTTCACCATCACCGAAACGTCAACACCTGACAACTTGAACGCAGAGGTAGAACTTCCAACAGAGGGGCAATGGCGATACTTCGTTTACGCTAACTCTTCCGCGACCAATTTAGACCCGACAGGATTGACCGAACTCGAAAGCGGTATTGTGAAAGTAACGGGAACTCAAACACCAGTAACCACCTACTCAGGCGGAAACTCAAATTACGTAGTCTATGGCTCTTAAAATCTTAAACTTCGGAGCGCATAAAGTACCGACCTTTAAAGAGGCGAGGGGCAAGGATTGGATTCTATTCGGAGACGAGGGCGAGTACAAGAACCGATATCCTGAGTACCTTCTGAACCTTTACCGTAGAAGTGCCAAGCATCACGCTATTATCAACTCCAAAAAGGACTACGTAGTTGGTCAAGGCTGGTCAGTAGATGCGGAAGGATTGGACACTATGGGGCTTGCAAGGCTTCAGCAGTTCATAAACGAGCCTAATCAATACGAGAGCCTTAACGACATCCTTGAGAAGGTAGCACTTGATTATGAGCTTTACAACGGCTTCGCTTTAGAAATCGTTTACAACCAACTGAACGACAAGATAGCAGCTATTTATCATGCTGATTTTGCACGTTATCGGTCAAATGAGGATGGTACGAAATACTACTACTCCGAAGATTGGAAGAAACACAACCCAGTAGTTGAGGAGATTGACGCTTTCAATTGGAAGAATCCAAGCGGCAAACAACTACTTTACGTCAAAGGCTACTCACCTGACTGCAAGTATTACCCACTTCCGACATATTTGGGGTCAACGGGTTACATTGAGTTAGACGTAGAGATAGCAAACTTCCACCTCAACGCGGTCAAGAACAACTTTGTAGGCGGTACAATCGTGTCTTTCTACAATGGCGAACCGACCCTTGAGGAACAAGAAGAAATCGAACGACAGATAAAGGACAAGTTCACAGGAACGGACAACGCCAATTCAATCGTTCTGAACTTTGCCGATTCACGAGACAGAGGAGTAGAAATCCAACAGCTTAACGGTAACGACTTTGATAAGCGTTTCGACATCTTAAACAAGACCGTTCAAAGGGAAATCTACGCTGGTCATCAAGTAACCGACCCAGCTCTATTTGGTATCAAGGAGGACGGAATCTTTACGAGCAGAAACCAATTAATTGACAGCTTTGAGTTATTCCAAAACACCTACGTAAACAACCGACAGCAGTTCATAGAAAGGGTGTTCAATGAGCTGGCAGCATTGCAAGGACTTTCGAACCGTCTGTTTATTCAAGACACCGAACCAATTTCTGTACAATTCTCAGAGTCTACCGTTACATCAGTAATGACAGAGGCGGAAATCCGCGAGAAGGTAGGGCTGCAAGTTGTTCAAACTGAGGAAGATTCTACGGTTGACAGCAAGACCAAAGACGCTCAGGCTGCACTTAAAGGTTCTGTCGGTGGTGTTACTGGAATCATTACGTTACTTCAGCAAGTCAAAGAAGGGCTTATCGCTGAAAACTCGGCTATTGCTGTACTTGTTGAGCTGTATGGCTTCAGTCCTGAGATTGCGAGGTCTACCATTACGGGCGAGGTCATACCTGAAAACGTGGCGGCAGAGATGCGTTCGGTGTTTGAGAAGCAAGACGAGGATGCTATCCTTGTTGAATACTTCAAGAACTGTGGCTCGACTGACTACGAACCAGTAGGGAAAGGGAAGGCGTTAAACTTTGAATCTGAAACCTCCGCAAGGCTTCATGAGGAACTCAATAGAAAGTATTGGTTTGCTGAGATAGACCCGTTAGACACGGCTATTCTGAACATCCTTAAAGAGAATCCAGCCACTCCGTTTCTTGCGATTGCAGAACAGCTACAACTATCCATTGAAAGAGTAATGGCTGGGCTTCAAAGACTGAACGAAGCCAACGCTATCAAGATAGCAATAGACGAGGTGCTTGATTCTACTCAAAGAGCCGTAGAAGTAACCAAAGAAGGCGAGCGACTACTTGAAGAGATACCACCAGTAGAGGAGGAGTTCGTTATTCGTTACGTTTACTCCAAACGACCAGAGGCAAGCGGTGCGGCTATCATCGACACTACGCGACCATTCTGCCGTGAGTTGGTTCAAGAAACACAAGCTGGCAAGAGCTGGAAGTTGACCGAGATTCAGAACATCGGAGTTTCCAATAATAGAAACGTTTGGATGCGAGGCGGTGGCTTTTGGGGCAAGTCTTACCATTGCCGCCACTATTGGGAGCAGAAACTTATGAGAATTAAGAAGTAATGGCGAACGTACTATTCATATCGGAGACGTTTCTCAAAGACAACACTTTGCTCCACGAGAATATCGACTTCAAGTATCTACGCCCTGTGGTTTTGATGTGTCAGGATATCCATATCCAGCACAAAATCGGAACGACTCTTTACAATGAGTTGAAGACGCAGATAACGAACTCTACGTTAACGGCTGCTAATCTTACACTTTTGGAGGATTACATACAGCCTTCTTTACTTTATTGGGTTCAAGCCGAAGCACCGACCGCGATAAGCTACAAGTTTCTCAATAAGGGGCTACACCAACAGAGTTCTGAGAACAGCTCAAACGCTTCTTTGGATGAAATCAACTTCATTTCAAAGCGGTACAAGGACAAAGCGGAATGGTACACGGAAAGGCTCGTTACCTTCTTGCTGGAGAACGAATCTGACTATCCAGCTTACGCTAACCCTGACGATGGTCTTGACACTATCCAGCCCGATACACGAACGTATACAACGGGAATGTTCTTGGGACGTAGACCGAAGTTCATCAGTTTAGAGGACAAATATGAGTACAAACGCAAGTAAGAGAAATCAAGCGAAGCTAAAAGCATATGTACACGCTCAACGAAATACTAACCCTAATCGAAACTCAGGCGAACGCTCACCTTCAGGTGAAGCAGTACGGTCAGGGGGACGTTTGGGAAATCAATCCAAAGGAGCTTGACTATTTAGTTCTGTGGGCGATTGAAGAGAGCGTTGTATTATCGGAAAGAACTTTAACCTACAATATCCGACTGTTGGCAATGGACAGAGTTCTTCCGGGCGAAGAGAACGAGCAAGAAGTAATGAGCGACACCATCCAAGTGCTACTTGATTTCGTGGCTTACTTTCGGCAGCTACACACCACAGATTTAAGCATTCAAACGAGCGTTACTCTTGAACCGTTTACTGAGCGATTTGACGACAAGGTGAGCGGGCATTCTTGCGTTTTATCAATTACTCAACCATACGACTATAATAAGTGCCAAATACCTAACTAATGACTGAATCACAAAAACTAATCGGAACACGCGGCTGCAAACTCCTTACTGGAACTGGAGCGCATACATCGCTAACAGGTTACGCTATTATCTTCCAAGAGGACACGGTAATAACCACGTTCGAAGTGGATGGCGTTGATGCCCTTGCAGACTTCGGCTTAACAGGCGCAACCGTGAAAGCTGGAGCTTACATCGTAGTACCTTCAGGCGATGCGATAACGGCTATTACAATGTCAAGCGGTAGCGTTATCATTTACAACCAATAAGCTATGCCATCAATTCTAACAAGACCATCAGGAGGTGGAGGAGGTATTCAAAGCGTTTCTCTTGCGCTTTCAGACACAACGCCCGAATTTGGGGACACGATAACACTAACTGCAACGGCTTCGGATTTTGCAAGTGGCGATGACCTTACCTATCATTTCATTGTTCGTGATAACGTTGGTAATTGGGAAAAGATAGAACAGACGAATGACAACACGTATGATTGGTCTATTCCTTATGCTGGAACGTATATGGTTCACGTTATCGTGGAGGATGAAAGTGGTGGAAGTGCTACTGACTGCGTTGAGGTAACAGTTGGCACGTTGAATGATAAGTATTCTTTTACAGGGCTTTATGACGTTTCCGTAAGAACATTGGTAGGTCAAAGATTAGACGAAGTAACGGACGGCTCAGGCAATAGTAACGATGCATCTGCGCCAAGCGCAACAGAAAGACCAGTTTACGAAAGTTCGCCTTTGGTTAATAGCGGAATCACACGATGCGATGCAGGAACCACGCAAAGGCTGGTTACACCCATTAGCACATTACAGTCAGAAATAACACTTGTTGCGGTTTTTCACGTTAGCGCCCAGGCCACTGCTTCACCTTTTAACGCGCATCCGGTTATTGCAGGCAACGGCACACGGCAAAACGGTGGAAGATATGCGCTTACTTTTAACACTGGCACCGGCAATGTAGCTTTTTCAGTAGTGGAAACATCTGGTGCCACCAGCACATTGTACACTTACCAACGCGGCTGGAATATTGCTGTGGCCACGTTTGATGGCACAAATTTGAGAATGAATGTAAATGGCAACATAAACACCAATACATTTTCGGGCACCTTGGCAAGTGATGTGTCTGCGTTCCAGCTTCAAAATATTGGCTCAGACTCAGGAACATATCACAACAAGATTCCAAACCTGAACCCGTTGACATTTGCTGCTATTAAAACATCCAATCTTAGTGATGCGGATGCTGACCAACTTTATGATGATTTACTCTTAAAATATCCTTATGATAATAACTAATGAAATACTAGGTTTA